CGCCCCGTGGGTCACTTGCCAGGTGAACCCGAACGACCCCAGTGCGAGGCAGACCACGTCCCGGACGATCGGCAGTACCTTGTCGCTCACGCACGTGCCTCGCCCTTCGTGTCATGGAGGTCCATTACCCCGGTCAGCCCTGGAGTAGCGCGAGGACCCCGGGCCGACTCGCCAGCAGATTCCGCAGCGCGTCCGCGACCGCCTCATCGGGGTTGGCTGGGTCGAGGAGCTCCGCCACGACGCTGGCCGGGGTGTCGGCGATCTCGGTGCGCGCGGACGCGATCGAGGCGTCGATGGCCGCGAAGTCGTCGGCGAGCTGAGCACCGACGTTCTCGTCGACCTGGCCGATGGCGGACGCGATGGCTTTGACCGACTTCACCAACCAGATGGGTTCGCCCTTCGCCGGGCCTGAGCGGGCGGTGTCGGAGCCCATCACGAGCGCGTCGAGGCGCCACGCGTCGATCTCGGCCTGCTTGGCCTGATCCGGGGTCATGTCGTCCTCCTCAGGGAACCACGGCTTGCTGCTGTTCTCGTGGCTCGGTCGGGTGTTGAAGTGCACGTGCTCGGTGTGCGGGGACGTCCCGACGTAGTCACGCCAGACGCCGAGACCCCAGGACCGGGAGGTGATCTTCCGGTTATAGATCACGTACTGGATCGACTCGTGCCGCAGGGCGGCGGCGATGACCGCGGCCACGTCGACGCCGTCGTCGTCCATGTCCCACGCGTCGACCGACCCGTCCGCGTCGGGGTTGTGGTCGGAGCTCGTGCCCTGGTGCGCGGTGTCGCCGATCGTCCCGTCCGAAGCCTTGTCGCGATTCGGCCACCTCGTGTTGACCTCGTTGCGGAAGCGGGTCAGGGCGGGGTTCAGGAACCAGGCGGTCATAGCGGCAACACGAAGATCTCCCGCGCCTCGAAGATGGCCGCGCCTGCGGTGTGCGTAGACCGGTAGACGGCGGTGAAGGTGTTGTTGCCCGGCGTCAGGCCCTTCACGTGGGTGACGCGGCTCGCGCCGATGGGCTCGGCGTTGAACGTATCCGGCATCGCCCGCAGGGCTTCGGTGTCCTGCGCTGCCCGGGTCGTCGCACCGGAGACCGCGAAGGACATCCACGCCCGCGCGCTGTTGCTGGTGTTCTGCAGGTCGGCGGAGACGACGACGAGCGCCTGCGCACCCGAGGTGACGGTTACGGCGGGACCGGGCGTGATCAGGTTGGTGTATGTGGCGGAGGTGGTCTGCTGCGACGTCGCCACCGTCGCGGACTGCGGGATCCGCTGCGCGATCGCGTTTACCCCGGTCGCGACGAACAGCGCGCCGGCCGTAGTGGCTTTGCTTGCCGCGGTCTCGAGCATGTTGTCGCGCAGGTGCACGTTCAGCTCGGCCGCCGTCAGGATGGCGTTGGCTACCCACGTTTTCGGAGCGGTGTACGCCATCAGGCTGCCTCCAGATGCAGGTGCGTCTCAGCGATGAGGTCAGCGACGGACTGTCCGCCGGGGAAGCCGGTGACGAGCGCCTGCCGGTGGCCGGCGGGTGCCCAGTTGCGGGTGCGCGGGTTCGGTCTGTGGAGCAGCGCGTCCCAGATCCACACCGCGTCAGCCGGCCACGCCACCGCGGAACACGCACCGCAGCCGGCTGCCATCTGGCCGCCCTCCATGACGGCGCAAACGTATGTGGTCTCCTTCGGCTTCAGGTTCAGCGCACTGCCGCAGCCCGCAGGGCAGTCGGCAACCCACGAGCCGTGGTTGACGTAGGCGACCGCCGGGGTCTTCACCTCGAACATCTCAAAACCCCAGTAAATTGGTGTCGAGCTTGCCCTGTGTGGCGGAGTCGAGCCGGAACACGGTGGTCGAGTTGGACATGCCCGTGCCGCCGAGGCGGTTGACGTCGAGCCGGCCCTGCGTGGAGCTGTTGAGGATCAACCAGTTGGTCACGGTGTTCGGGGTCCGCTCGAGGTAGAAGTCGGTCAGCCACACGCGGCCGCCCTCGGAGATCTGGTGCTCGATGCGCTCGATGAAGAACTCGCTGTCCAGAGACGCAGCGGGGATGACGAGGCGGATCCGGTCGGACAGGTCCCGGGTGAGGATCTGCGTCATGGACGCGTCGGAGCGGTTCGCCACCCGGATCCGCACGGTCGGGATCCGCTGCGCCCGCTGCGCCAGGATGAGATCGGCGATGGCCTCGGCATCGGGGAGGGATGCCCAGACCGGCTCGCGCTGCTGCGGCCACGTCCTGATCCCGTACCGGGACTGTGACGTCGGGTCTTCCGCTGAGACGACCTCGGTTGCCGTGGTGGCTACCGAGTAGGCGCGCAGCTTGAGGTCGGTGACCACGCACGTCCCGCCGGACGCGGTCAGGAAGATCGTGGTTGTCTGGCCCGAGGTCCGCGAGATCGACGCGGTGACGTTCCCGCCGGTGACGGTGAAGTCGACGTCGATCTCCGGCACCACGGCGCCGAGGAACGGCGCGCCAGCGGCCACGGTGATCGGGACGGTTGAGCCGTCCGGGATCGTCCGCTGGCCGGACATGGACCAGACATCGGACAGTTCGCCGTTGGGCTGGCGGACGGGGATTTCGAACGTCAGGGAGTTGATGATCTCCTTGACCCCGTGCCCGTAGACCAGGTCCATCAGCACGGGGATCCCGCCGGTGCCGAACGTCGCCTGCGACGTGACCGAACCCGCGCGGGTGAGGCGGTGGTTGCGGTCACGGAAGACGACGTTGCCGTCGCCGTCCATCGTCAGCAGCGCAGGCGGACCTTCGCTGTCGACGAGCTGCTGCAGCACCGTCTCCGCCGACGCGCGACTCAGCCAGAACCACGGGATGGTGGTGGCGCCGGCGTCGAGGTCCCGCTTGTCGGCAGGCCAGCCGACCGCGTCGAGCACGATGCCGATCGCTTGGCCGGTGGAGACGGAGGCGTAGAGCGCGGTCGAGATCTCGCCGGTCATCCCCGCCAACGCGTCGAGACAGTTGAAGTCGACGCTCATCTTCGGCCAGCCGGGCTGGATGTCGAAGTCATCCGTGACGCCCCGGTAGACGCCATGTGTGGCGCTCTGCCACTCAGCGGTGAGGTAGATGTCCCGGCCGGGCTGGATGTCACCGACCAAGGGGAGGTCGGTGCTCTCCGGGGAGTAGATCTCGGAGCGGTTGTCGAGCTCGCCGACCATCTCGGCGCGTCCACTCGGCGCGAGAGCGCGTGCGGCGCTACGCCCGTACCTCACCTCGAGCTGGGTCCGCTGCAGGGTGTCCGTGGTGACCTCGTCGGCCACTCCGGTGAAGTTCCCATTGCCGGACCAGTCGATGTAAAGCCGAAGCCTAGGAACGGACGCCATCGAGCTTCCCCTTGCGGATCAGGGTGTTGACCACCCGCTCCAGTTGGGCCTCGAGCTGCGCCGGCGTCGTGATGTAGCCGGCCTGCACGGTGATGTGGATCGGCGGCATGCTCGCCGCGGCCTTGCCGAGGCCTGGCCGGTTCGACGACTTCAGGTCGTCGAGGTTGGGGACGATCACACCGTTCTGGTTGGGCACGAACAGCTCAGCGCGCTTCTCGCCGACGATGTACGGCTCGCCCGCGCGGACCGGACCGCCGAGAGCGCGGCGGGAGGGCCCGTGCATGGCGCCGATGTCGTTGGCCTCGGGCGAGAAGTTGCCGGACCGGATGACGTTGACGTAGACCGTCTTCCCGCGAAGACCGTTGATGGCCCTCTGCGTGTTGGACACACCGACCAGCGCGTCCCTGTTGTCGAGGGTGGCCTTCGTGCTGCGCGACGTCGGGATCTGCAGCAGCGAGTCGACGTAGGCGATCGCGGCGTCCTTGTTGCCGAACATCTGCGTAGCGACCTTGATCAGTTGGCCACGCTGGGCGTCGAACTTCTTCCCGCTCACCTCGGCCGAGGCGCCGCTCTCGTCCAGCGTCCTGATGACGTCGTTGGACGCGGACACCAGCCGCAGCAGGGCTCGCTCCTCCTCGATGGAGGCGCCCTTCTTCTTGTCGCTCGCGTCCTTGGCCTGGACCAGCGAGTCGCGGTAGTTGAGGTTCGCCTCTGCGGCTGTGAACGCCTCGCCCCTCTGACGGGCGAGGGCATCGGCGTAGAGGTTGGCTGCGAAGGTCGCTGAGCCCGCGGCCGAGGACACGTCGTTGAGGCCGAGCGCCTGCGCGCCGGCCGAGAGAGCGGTGTCGTCCATGGCGCCCTTGACCGACAGCAGCCGGTCGCGGAGTCCGTCGAAGTACCCGCCGACGCCGGGGAGCCAGCCGAACAGGGCGTCGCCCATGTTGGTCGCGGCGATACCGAAGTCGACCATCGGGCGCACGGCGTTCGAGGTGGCGTTGGCGAAATCCCCGACGAAGCGGATCACGTCGGCGATCGCGTACGCCAGGAGGCGGATGACTCCCGCTGCTTCGTCGCCGTTGTCGGAGAGGTCCGTGAAGACGTCACCGATGGCGCCGCCGATGATGTCCAGGGCGTTGCCGATCTCGCGGATCACCGGGCCTGCACCGGTCGCGCTGGTGGTGATCGACTTGATCCCGTCCACGATCTTCGTGATCCCCGACAGGCCGCCCTCGGTGAGCGGAGTCAGCATCTTCGAGGTCGAGCGGAAGATGTCCTCGATGTCGGCGCGGATCGGCTCGAACCCGCTACGGATGGTGCCGATCTGCTTGACGACCTCGGGCACGAACGGCTTCGCGGCCTGGATCAACTCGGAGCTGATCACCTGCTTGAGGCCTGACGCGGCCGACTTCACCGCGGGATCCTTCGCGGCCAGCGCGATGCCACCAGCGATCCCAGCGATACCAGCGCCGCCGGCGAATGCCGCCACGATGGCGCCGCCGATGACCGGTAGCGCGCCGGCAGCCAGGCCGGCGCCGATGACCGCGCCGGCCGGACCGAGCGGCATCTTGGCCATCAGCGGACCGAGGCGGCCGAAGAGCCCGACGGAGAACTCCTCCGCGGCCGCCGCGCCGTCGTTCTTGCCGAGCGGCGACAGCGACTTGCGGTCGCGGTCGATCTTCTTCATCTCGCGCTCGGCGGCCTGGAGATCCTTGATCAGGCCCAGGTCGCCGGACCGGGAGATCTCCTCGCGCAGCTCGTGGATCCGCTGCGTTGAATCGTGGGCCTTCTCGTCGAGCGACTTCAGCCCACGGTTCAACCCGTCGAGATCGTCCTTGGCGTCGTCGGCAGCGTCGCCGAGTTCCCGTAGCGGCTTCGAGTCGGCGTCGACGTCGACCTGCAACAAAAGTTGCCTTTTGTCGGCCACCTTGACGCCTCCCGCTAAGCTTCAGATCCTCGGCATGGCGCGTCGAGGCAAGGTCGGGCCGGTCCTGGCATGGCCTGGCGAGGCGTGGTGAGGCGTGGCAAGGGGCGGCGATCTCAGTCGAGGTCGCCGCCATCCTTTTTCTTCGACGTCGCGTCGTTCATCCACTGCACGTAGGCGGAGATCTCGATCGGCGACATGGAGTGCAGCGGCGGAAGACCGGGGTAGAAGCGCGCCAGGGGCGGACCCCAGTCGGCTAGGAAGTCGCGGATCCGTCGTCCTCCGATGAGGACGACGGCCCACTCGCCTCGGCCGGGGGGTCGGCATCGGCCGCCTTCTTGTTCCGCAGGTCTACTCGCATCGTGCGTACGTCCTTGAGCGCGGCGAACGGCTCGGGGTCGCCGTCGTCCGTGCGACCACCGGCGTCGAGCCCGCCCTGCTTCCGGGCGACCCAGATGAGCACGAGGCACGCGAGCGATCCCATGGACTTGCCGGCCTCGTTGAGCGCGCGTTCGATGGAGTAGCCGCACTCTGCTTCCCATCGCACCAGCCGTTCGGCGGGCTGGTCGCGGGCCCAGTCGAAGTCCAACGTCAGCCATTCCGGGCCGGGGATGTCGAGCTTCTTGCGGTCTTCTTCGTGCATGCGGATTTCGATGATCACGGGTGGCTTACCTCTTCAGGATGGCGACGGTTTCGTCGAGGACGTCGCGGACGTGTGCGTGTGCCTCATCGGCGGTCTTCGCGGAGGCGCGGTCCCAGAACCCGGCCTTGACCTTCTGCGCGACCCACGCCCGGCGGCGGCGTCCCCAGACCGGGTGACGCAGGATGCCGCGGTTCATCGCCGGGATGTCGCGGTTCTCGCCCTTGCCCCGTGAGGTGTAGACGAGGGTCACGCCTGCGGAGGTGAGGCCGATGTCGGAGTTGACCTGAACCCGCATCGACCCCGCGACGAGGCCAGCCAGACCGTTGGTGCCCGGCAATGTCGCCAGGGCTTCCGCCTGCGCGACCTTCTTCGCCTTCGGGCCCATCTTCGACAGCTTGCGTTTGATGGACTTCGGCATGTTGGCGTCCGCGAGCCGCGCGGCCCGGGCGACGTCGCCGAGCTGGTTGGTCCCGCGGACGCCGGACATCAGCCGACCTTGACGACGTTGCTCGCTGCGACCCACGCCGCGCTGCCGCTGATCGCACCGTCGACGGCCTGCTCGACGTTGAAGTCCCAGAACACCGTGCCGAACCAGTACTGACCCGGGGTGGTGACGAAGTCGGGGTAGAAGTAGAACTTCCGGGCGACGCCGTCGGTCGCCGCGGTGTAGGTCTGGACGGTGGCGTCGTCGTACCAGAACTCGATCGAGCCTTGAGAGTCCGGCAGCCCGACAACATAGATCTTGTTGGCGTCGCCGAACGCGCTGACGTCCTGCTTGTCCGTTGCGGCGCCAAGGCTGTTCGACCGCACGTACGCGATCGGCTCGGCGGTGCCGGCGCTGGTGAGGTTGGTGAAAATACGACCGTTCCGGCCGTGCCTTCTAGCCACGGTGGACTCCCTATCCGAATAGCCGCAGCAGCCGCGCGGCGTGCTTGGTGAACGTCCGGTCGGCGACCGCTTCCGCGGCCAGCGCCGCGCACTTCTCTCGCTCCGAGTCGTGCGCCAGCCAGTAGCGCAGGAGGTCGGAGGCTTCCTCTCCACCCCGGAAGGTGGGGAGCATGGGGAACATCTCGTCGGACTCGGGTCTGGGATCCCGCAGGAAGAACAGCCCGCAGGCCGCCATCTCCACCTCGCGCGGGCCCATCGCCCAGCCGGGGATCAGGTCGGCGTGATTCGCTTCCCGGCGGTAGAGGTTCAGGGACACCTTCGTCCGCCGGTACAGCGGAGCCGTGTCCTCGTTGTCGAGGCACTCGTCGATGTCGTGCATGACGAGGTCGCGCAGCCTGTGTCCTGCGGGCAGGCGCATCCAGTTGCCGGCGAGCTTCGCGGCCATGCCGGCGAAGTCGAACTGCTCGAAGAACTCCACCCGCGACGGGTAGCCAGTGCCGACGAAGGAGAAGTCGACGTCCCGCTTCGTGTCGTTGCGGTAGTGCAAAGACTCCCGGTAGGCGTGCGGCGCGTAGACGGTCGGGGCGGCTGCCTCGAACGCCTTGAGGTTCGTCGGGTCGTTGAGCAGGTTCAGGTCCGCGTGCGGCGCCAGCTTCAGTTGCCGGTCATCCTCGTACGGCGACTCGGTGTGCAGCAGCACCACGCGGGTCCCGCGCTTGCGGGCGAGGTTCAGCAGGGACGGCTCGAGGAAGAAGCTGCTTACCGACAGCAGCACGTCTGGCGCCACCTTGTAGAGCGCGCCGGCGAGCCGGTCGGCGGCGAGCTGCTTCGCCTCGTCCGAGGAGACAGCCTTGACGAACTCGCCGTCCCGCTCGATGTGTGACGCCTCGTAGAAGGTCAGCAGGTCGCCGAGCGGGAACTCAACGACGGTCTGCCCGTTGGTCCGGAGTCCTTCGACCCACCCGGTGTAGACGTCCTGAACGGAGAACGCCGGGCCGGGCGCGGCGACGAGCCACCTCATCCGAGAACCTCCGGGAGCACGCTGACTTCGAGCTCGGCGCCGTAGTACTCCAGCCCGTCCTCGCCGACCGGCAGGAGGTCGTAGCCGGTGCCGCTCGAGACGGACAGCCCGGGAGTCGCGTTGAGCGCGTCGATGACCGCGGGGATGAGCACGTCGAGGTGCTCCTGCCCGGCGCGGTCTTCCTGGCTGGAGGTGAGGATCCGCACCGACGCGGTCGCGGTCCAGGTGTCGTCCATGGAGTCGAGGACCCAGGACATGTCGAACGGGTACGCCCACGGCGGATCGGGTGCGTCGGAGACGAACGGCGTGGCGCGCAGCTTCTTCCCGTACGCCGCCGCGATTCCATCCATGGCGTTCGCCAAGGCAGCGCGCACTTCACCTGCGGGGAAGCTCATGCGATCAGCACCGGAGTGAAGGGCTTCAGCAACGTCTGGACGTCGGGGTCCACGAGCCGGACCAGGCCGCCGTCGTCGGGCACGTTCGAGCGGGTGCTCTTGCGGCGGTAGAACCGCAGCGCGGTGATGAGGGTTGCTTCGACGACCTGGTCGGGGATGGCCGGCCAGCCCCACCGTCCGGTGATGCGGGCAAGATCCCAACCCCAGTCCGTCGTCGAGGTCAGCCGGGTGATGGGTTCCTGGTAGACGAGCGCGTTGTCGGGCTCGGTCCGGAAGACGGTCCGCGACGTCCAGGTGGTCCCGTCCCCGACCTCGATGACGAGGTCGTCGACACTCCCCAGCTCGTCGACGCGGAGCCGGTGCCGGCCGCAGTGGTACGAGA